CCGTCTATCTTAATCAATAGAATCAGGCCATGAGAGTCATTATTTTGTCTATCATTACGTCTTTTTTTTGTTATGCGGCGATTTCTGATAAAGCCGATTCAAAAGAGGAAAGTAAAGAAGAGTCAAAATAAATCCTTTTTAAATATTTAAAAACCGTCCTACGGGACGGTTTTTTTTTGTTATTTGGTCTTGAATTTCTCAAGCACTTACTTAAAATTAAGTAATGAGCTTAGAGCCTATCATTGATACAGTGCAAAAATATCCTAAAGGATGGGGAATGGAAATTTGGATCGCAAATAATGAGAAGTATTGCGGTAAAATTTTAAATTTTTTTAAAGGCGCAGAGTTCTCCATGCACTACCACATAAAAAAAGAAGAGACTTGGGCCGTCACAAAGGGGAAGCTCCTCTTGAAATACTATGATTTGACTAACGCAGAAGAAAAGCAGAGTACTTTAGTTGTAGGAGATACAGTCCACTTGAAGCCTTGTGTCCCCCATAAGCTTATAGCTTTAGAAGAATCTTCTGTTTTTGAAGTTAGCACTCAACACTTCGAAGATGATTCTTATAGAGTTCAAAAGGGAAGCTCTCAGAAATGAAAAAAATCCTTATTATAGGAGAGAGCTGTTTGGATGTTTTTGTCTATGGTTCTGCTGATAGGCTTTGCCCAGAAGCTCCTGTACCAGTTTTCAGAGGATCTAAGTCGATTGAGTGTTCTGGCATGGCCTCCAATGTCCACAGGAACGTCATAGAATGCGTCAATGACTTAAATGAGGCAGGGCTAGTAGATATTTTAACAAACGATAAGGAAGGCTCTAAGATTAGATATGTAGACTCCTCTTCTAATCAAATGTTTTTACGTGTTGACTCTGATTCTTACAAAGAGCTTAACAAATTAAAATTGTATGAGGCGAAAATATGGAGTTATGATGCAGTGATTGTTTCTGATTATAATAAAGGCTACTTAACAAACAGAGATTTAAAATATATTGCAGATAATGCTCAAATGTCTTTCTTAGATACTAAAAAGAAATACAATGCAAAGTGGGCTGATTCATTTGACTTTATAAAAATCAACGAAAAAGAATACAAAGAGAACGGCTTTGAGGGGATGGGAATGAAGAACCTTATTGTGACTTTGGGAGGCAAGGGTTGTAGATTCAGAGGGAATAAATATCCTTTGAAATCTGCTGCTCAAGTAAGAGATGTGAGTGGGGCTGGGGATACCTTTCTTGCTGCTTTTGCGACTAATTATTTATTTAATTTAGATGTAGATTTAGCTATTGATTATGCTCAGACTTGCTGTAGCATCGTCGTCAGTAAAGCAGGAACAGCGACTATATGAATCATTATAAGATACTAAACGCAGATACGATCATTCGCCAATCCCAAATGCAGGGATATAGATTAGCATTCACTAATGGTTGCTTCGATATGTTCCACTCTGGTCACGCGCATCTTTTGAAATCAATTAAAGAAGATTTGCCTTGGGGTGTTCAGTTGGTTGTTGGCGTTAATAGTGATGCCAGTGTAAAAGGAAATAAAGGTCCAGATAGACCTATTCTTAGCCAAGAGCAAAGAGCCTTTCTGGTGGCTTGCCAAGAAAGTGTTGACCATGTATTTATATTTGATGATTTGACTGTAGAGAGATACCTCAAACACTTAAATCCCTTCCGTTGGTATAAAGGTGGAGATTATAGCGTAGGAACCCTAAACCCCGCTGAAAAAGCATTCTGTGGCCAAACAGAAGTAAGATTTATTCCTTTTGTTGAAGATATAAGCGCGACTAAAATTATAGAAAAGATTAAAAAATCATGAAAACCTTTATTGTAGATATTGACGGCACTATTTGCACAGATAGTCGAGGCAGATATGAGTTAGCTCGCCCAATGAGTTCTCGCATACAATACTTCAATGATTTGTATAACAAGGGCAATGAGATTATCTATTGGACCGCTAGAGGAGGCAACTCTGGAAAAGATTGGTCCGAACTTACAAAGAAGCAGCTTGAGGACTGGGGTGTCAAATATACAGAACTAAGAATGAATAAGCCATCATATGATTTTTGGATTGATGACAAGGCTTATAATGGGAATAGGTTCTTTGATGAACTTTATTTTTAACTAGAGCCAGATTCTCCCGGAACATAGAAGTAGATATTGTTTCCAACAGTCCTTATTTCTATATCATTATTTTCTCTTGGGTCTTTGGCTAAGGCCCTATATTCTATATCGCCATTTGCAAGGCTAGAGTCATTAGGATTCATAACTCCATGGCCTTCTCCGTCTTCACCATTTTCATCAAGGAATTGATCAAATTTTTGATAATGACCTCTAAGATGTAAGTGAATATTTTCTCTTAAATAGAGTTCTTTAATATCACCATTTTCAATTTCAGCTAATTCTAAATAGTATTCTGCTGGATTTGTTTGACTCACTCCTTCCCCAACTACATCGCTTTGAGCCGTAAAGTTCTCAAATGTTGAACTACCGCTATCATTTTTTAAAATTTCCGCGCCTTGGATCGCTCCACTTTGATGATCAAATGTTATTTTTAAAGTAAAAGTCGTTGACTCTTCTCCTATAGCATGTGTTAATCCAGCAACTTCAATCCTTTTTCCCCCAGCAGCATAATCAAAAATATAACCTTGATTAAATTTTATTTCAAATTCCTTCGTTCCTTGGCTACTGATTCCAGTCACCTCTACTTTTGGCATAAAAGGCTGGGTCAACCAGTTAAATGCAGGAGCGTCTATTGGAGTTGATTGAAGATGGAAAGTACCGTTGCTCATGCATGAAGAATGTTTATAATCTCTCCATTTTCACCAAAGTGATAAAGATGGTCGAAACTAGTAAAGTTATTATAGTTAATGCATTTAATTTCTTTTTCTGGGCAATCTGGATTTCTTCCCAAAAAGTATTTTTTACCTCCAGCCTTTAGACTACCATCAGGCCAGAGGTATTGTTTTTCAGCAAAAAAGCAATCTTTTAGTTGTGTATTGTGCCATGTTTCGATATAAGCAAACTCGTTATCGAAATCATGTCTCTTAGTTTCGATTTCTAATTTTTTCTTAACTATCGTTTTCACTAAAAGATTTTAAAGATTTTTATATAAAAAATCAAGATTATTTATCTTCTTCTTTATACTTGCCTTCTTTTTTCATCTTTTCGATGATCTTCTTTTGGAGTGCAGGAGGAAGTTTTTTCTGCTTCTCTGTTAATTCTCCTTTGCTATCATCCATCATCATCGCTCTCATTTTGTCATAAGAAACAGCGCAAGCAGCATAAGTTTGTTTGTCATCCATGCTTGCAGTATCTGTAAACATCTTGTCATCAGATGCACACATGCTCATGTATGATTTGTAGACTCCAGCTTCTGCTTCAGAATATTTCTTAGCAATAGTAACTTCCATTTCTCCAGCATCGTTGATGCTGGCCTTCGTTTCTAGGGGGTTGTCCATTTTTGACATAGCTTTTTCATGTTTATAATAATCTAGAGCAGCAGCAATGCTGTGATCTGATACAGAAATTTTATCTTGTACCCAAGCTTCGACATCTTGATCGTCTGCCAACATATCGTGTAATTCTTGAGCTTTTGTTGCAATTGAATATAATGAACTTTTTACCATGCGACCTTCTTGGTTTTCAGCTTTTGATTCCATGGATTCATCATATTGAGTATAACAAACAGCAACACGTTGTTTATTATCCTTGAATTCTTCCTTGTCTGACAATTCAGAGACACAACGACCTACAAAGTCGTTCTTACTTTCTTCTTTATTTGGAGTTGGTAAAGGCATTGTTCTTTATTATAATACACTAGAAATATTAAACAAATGGAAAAAGTCGCATTTCTAAATTTAACAATAAATTCTTTTACCCAAAATCACGTTTGGAAAAATTTTATTGAAAATGGAGATGACGACACATTTAACTTATATCTGCACCCAAAGTTCAAAACTCCAAGCTTATTTTCTGATAATTACATAGAAAACACTGTGCCAACATCTTGGGGGCATTTCTCATTAGTTGAAGCCACTATAGAGTTAATGAAAGCAGCCTTAGAAGATGAAGACAATGAGTATTTCGCTTTGATTAGTGATTCTCATTTTCCTCTATATGATTTAGACACTACCGTGGATCTGATCAAAAAAAGGTATAAGAAAATGACTTTTACAAAACATTTTAGCTTTCACACTAAGGTAAAAAGTCAGAAAATATTTAGAGAAGGAATAAGGGGTTACAATTTTGGAGAATATAATGCAGTTTGCCAGTTTTTTGTTTGTAGGAGAAAAGATGCGTTAGAGTTTATCAAAACTTTTGAACATTGGTCTCAATTCTTTGTCAAAGAAAAGGTTATTCTTGCTGATGAATTTTATTTTTGGGGAGTAGCTAAACAATTAAAAATGGATTTTACGATGGGACAAGCAACAACTTATTCAGATTGGAGTGTTCGAATGAAGGCAGATGGAACTCAAGATAGGAACCCCAAGGCTTTTTCAAAATTAAGCAAAGGAATGGTTGACACATATCGTGATCAAGGTTATCTTTTTGTAAGGAAAATTACGCCAGAAACTTTGGTGATGGTAAATCCTCTTGCATAATTAATAAAAATGAGAAATAAAGTAGAATTACTTGGGTATTATGGGAATGATGAGGTTATTGCTTGCAGTGCATGGACTTCGACAAGTAGAGAACTAGATGAAAAGAAGCGAGCGAGAATTCCGAAGCTCATCGACATGCTTTGGAGCAATGGACACGAAACCCCTTTTGAGAAGGGCAGTGTTCACTTTCTTGTGGATTGCGATATCGCTAGTCATATTCATCTTCTCAAACATAGGATCAGTTCTCTCAACGCTGAGTCGGCTCGTTACAAAGAGCTTAAGGAGGATAAAATGTTTGTTCCAGAAGATTGGCCAGAAGAGTGGCAGAACGAGTTGATGATTTATGCTGCTGATGGGAATAGACTTTACCACCAAGCTATTGAATCTCTTGAGCCATTGCTAGGTAGAAAGCGAGCAAAAGAGTCTGCGCGTTTCTTCAAAACTTACAATAGCCGCATTCAAGCTGACATTCAGTTCAATATGAGATCGTTTGCAAACTTCCTTAAACTCAGGAATAGTGAGCATGCTCAAAAAGAAATCAGAGAAATCGCTCAAAAAATGCTTGATTTAGTTAAAAATATCGAAGATAATCCTTTCCAACATACCCTCAATAGTTGGGGTTACTAACAAGACCTATGAAATACGCATATATTAATACAGTTGTAAACGATAAGAAGAAAAACAATGCGGCCCTTGTTTATTTTCAGATTAGTTCTGATGATGGCAGACATTTTCTTTTTACAGAGAACGAGCTAAAGAAAGCTGAAGCTCGTGCAAAAAAGAACCCAGAAGATCTTCATATTAGGAATCTTACCTTTACAAAAGATTAATTATGAAAAGTTTAAAAGTATTAAGTGGTCCAGAAGAAACTTATGTCAGGGCTATCTGGTATTATCATGCAGAAATTGATGGCAAGAGAATTGTCGTTCAAGGTGATGAAACTTGGGATGGCGCAGATTATTGTATTTATCACTATGATGAAAATTGTCGTAATGGTATTGGAGAGGAATTAGATGGTGAAGAACATGATGAGCTTTATGAGGAGCTTTTAGAAGCGGGTCTGTTCTCTCAGGGTGTTGAAAAAGGGTGGGATATTCCTTTAACTTATGGTGAAGATGAGTAATGGGTAAAACTCCAGATAATTTCTTTAGGCAAACTAAGCCTGTCACTAGTCAAGAAGAGTTTATTCGTCTTGAGTATGATAGTCTTAGCTATTACTTGGATAGAGAATGCACTATCCGTCATCGTGAAGGAGGTCCAGCTAGGATCTTCCATAATGGTTGTCAAGAGTTCTGGAATAATGGCGTATTGCATCACGTAAAGGGTGCTGCAATCGTCACTCCCATGGGTAATAAAGTCTACTATTTGTTTGGTCGTAGACTCTCTTATGATAAGTGGAAGGATATTAAGCTAAAATATGATCTTGACAAACTATCCCAAAATAGTGTAATAAAAGTGCATGAAAATAACGGGGACACAAAAGGTTGAAATTGAGATCTCAGAAGCTCAAAGGCATATGCTTGCCCTTGACTACTTCTCACAAGTCTTTGACTGGGATTCTGATTATTTTATAGAAGACGGTTGGGTAATCAAAAGAGAAATCGCCCACACTTCTCACAGCTTTGAAATGAATAACAAAGTTCGTGAAGCAAGCAAACAAGACTATTGCCTGTATGACATTTTTAAAACATTAAAGAAGCAGGTTTTTTAATTTAACCATTAAAAATGCTACCATCTCCCGTGTAGCGTAGTCCTGCATCATAAGGGGAAATATAAAGAGATTCTGGCATGTTCAGGTCTCTTATTTTTTTATTGAATTCACGAACAATATGATCATTCAGTTCAGAGGCATCATTTGTACCATAAAAACCAGTGACTTCTGCCCTGTAACTAACCCAATCTCCAGAATTTAAGCTGAAGTCGCAGTGAATTTCTCCTTGTTTTTGTCTAGGCATATTATTCTATACACAAAAAAGTCGCAAGTTTAAGCGGGATTTGGCCAAATAAGGGGGGTGAAATTAGCTTACGAAAAATAATATTCGATGGCATCATTTGAAATCGGAAATGTATAAGAAAAGTCTAATGTTGCATTATCGTCTAAAGAATGAGAGTGGCTTACAGAATTCAAAAAACAATCGTGAACTACGATATTTAAATTTGGATTAGCAGAAGCAGTTCCTAAAGCAGTCTCAGAAATTACAAATGTAAAGTTTCCTTTTTCAGTCACAAGATTTGATAAATCCATTGTGTCATCTACATCATTTTTAATTACAGATATATTTAAAGATCCTTGTGCTGGTAACACAGGGTATCTTCTTTTTGCTCCACGCTCTCCCACTCTTACAGTAGCTCTTCTTTCTATACCTACAGACAATGAAACAGACTGGATAGGATAGTCTGTAGAGTTTATTCCTTCATTCAGTGTTGTAGTCAAAGTTATATTTTGGGGGCGAAAAATATTGAACTCACTAGAGTCCAAGTCAGAATCTTGTAATTCGTCAGATGAGCTTACTGATAAAGAATCACATTGGTATCCATAATTGCCAACAACGAATTCTCCTACGCTAAAATCCAAAGAGAAGTTAGTTAAGTTCGCTTTTGAGAAGGTTGTTTCTGCTGTAGCATCTTTTAGTTGAATGGTTGATTCATCAGAACTTAAAAACTTCAAGTAGTTGCCTTTTTTATCTAAAACATGATCGTTTACTATAAAATCTATAGAAGTGTCAATAGGTTGATCCGCTGTTAAAACATAATCTTCTTGTTTGTAAGAACCAAGTTTTCTTAACTCTTGAACATTCTTTGGATTCTCGTAGTTAAAAGACTGAACTCCTCTAATCAAAGTATCATCAATATATACTTGACTTTCATGGGAGTGAACTCTCGTTACAGAAGGCATATCATATATTACACAAAAAAACCCACTCCCGTAGGAGTAGGTTTTTGAGGGGTTGAATTTTTAATCGTTTTTAGTTCTCCTTTGAGGCTCTTTTTTCTTTGAGCATTGCCTTAGCCAAGATTGCGTAGTTGACAATATCATCACAAGCGTCTTCAACGGTTTCGTTGGGGACTTTCAATTCGTTATCATTAGTGAATGAACGAATCCTTTGGATCTTGTCGATTACTCTCAATAGCAATCCTTGCACTGGATCGATGTTAAGAATTGACGATGCGTTAAAGTTGGCAAATGGATCAGTAGAGGTCGATCCACCAGTGTAATCGCTGTTCTTTTTCTTCATGATTTCCCTACAAGTATTGCAGGTTTCTTCATGGAGTTTCAGTAGTTCTTCAGTTGTCATAAGATTTTTTTTCTTCCATTCTTTGAGCGTGTCTTTCCCAGATGTCAATATCTTCGTACTCTTTTAATTTTTCTTTTGCCCTTTGGATTCTTTGTAAAGCAAGATTAGCTCTTGCTTGAACATAAACTTGGAAAGGAAATTTAAACCAACAAACAATACCTACAAAAAGACCAAGAGGTATGCCCACAATTATTGCGCCAATTAACACAAAGAAGTTTTCAAATTTTTCTTTCATGGCAAATTAAAATATATTCTTATCAACCAGCAAATTGCGATAGTAATCTGTCCAAATACGACTCCAACAAGAAGCCATGTCAAGGTTTTCATTTAGGTTGATACCAGTTTGGGGGTTCACTGTATTGCCACTTGGCCATGTATGATTTGTCATGATTATAATACTCACGGTACTTTTCGACAACAGAAAGGGTTTCAAAGTTTTCAAGCTGACGGCATCTTTGATCTTGAGCAATAGCTACAGCAAATTCTGTTTGTTCTTTTTTGTCAAACTGTAAGCGATGTTTGTTCTCCAGAATCCAAATAAAAGTATCTGTACTTTTGTGACGCTTACCATATCTACTGGTATACTCTCTAAGTAGAGCCGCAGTGTGCTGGACAAGCCATTCAAAATTTCCACGGGATTCTCTAGCCCAGATCGCGGAGGGATGATTGTAATGAGTCTTCTTATATGGAGCTTCCAGATCTTGCATCCAGAATGTCGTGCAAAGAAGTTGGTTACATTCAAGAATCATCTTGACGCAATGCTTGTCGCAATGCTGTTGTGCCGCAATTTCAGGGTCTTTATCAAGGCAGAATATGTTCATGACCCCTTCAGGGTATCATCCACAACTTCATCGTCAAGGGTTTTTCTCCTATTTTTTAAGAGAGGCTCTATTTCGTATTGGTAGCAGTTTATACCAGCCATCACATAATCCCACATTGAGCTTTCCAACCTACCAGAAGGCTCAATCTCTTTGAGTAAATCCTCAAAAATCTTTTGTTTTTTTAAATCAATCTCAGCTACAGATTCTTTAGCTTTCTTAATTAACGCAAACTCCTCTTCAATAGTCATATTTTTATATTAATTAAAGTCTCAAAAATGTCAAGAATTAAGTGTAATTATTTAAGATGAAGAGACTTTCTTTCGTTGATGTTTTAAATGTAAAAATAAAAATTATCTACGAGGAAATGGACGATTGGGGAGAATGTTTGTTTGACCAAAAGGCAATTAAATTGAATAAAAAATGCCTGAAAGATCCAGAGCAGCATTGGTGGACGTTGGTTCATGAAGTCACCCACATGATTTTTGAGATGACTGGATTGGCTTTCATGGAAAGCAATGATGAGGAAGCTTATGTCAGGTGTGTCGAAAATTTAGTCATTCCTTGGGTATTGAAACACAACGAGTTACGAAAAAAGTGATTTTTTAATCAAAAAGATGTTGACCCGCCTAGTAATCCTGTTATTCTCTGGGTATGGAAATCAACAAGATATTCAAAGGAGCAATTGGACAAGAGTCGGTTAAGCGCACTTTGAGTGTGTTCATTGACTCTTATAAGGCAACCAACCGTTTGCCATTTATCAACCTCACTACTCAGAAGGGTGGAGGTAAAACCTTTTTTGCTCGCAAATTCCGCGAAGCTCTCCAGCGTCCAGATGGCACTCGTCCTCCCATGCTTGAGATCAATGGTAAGACAATCCGAAATGCTCGCGCTTTCTTTGAGCAGGTTTATCCATTGTGGGTTGAACATAGTGCTTTCTTGTTTATTGATGAGGGACACAATATTCCCAAAGACTTGCAGGAAATTTTCTTGACAGCTTTGAATGTTGACAAGAATCCAGTTCGCACTGTGACTACAGATGAGGGTACTTTTACTTTTGACTTCAACAAGCTCTCTTTGTGCATGGCAACAACAAATCAAGAAAAGCTTTGTGAGCCACTGAGGGATCGACTTAGAGATATTTCTTTTGAAGATTACTCTGGAGAGGAGCTTTACAAGATCTTTGAGTCTAATTTAGAGGAGAAAGTAAGCGTTGACTCTACTACAAAGAAGGAGATCATTTCTGTATTGAGGGGCAACCCAAGGGATGCTGTAGTCAAAGCTCAAGATGCTCAGACATACGCTTCCGCAACCAAGCTGAAGGTTTTCTCAAAGACTGTTTGGTCTGAGTTCTGCGAGGCAATGGGAATCAATCCAATGGGGTTGTCAAACTCTGAGATTCAGATTGTGAAGACTCTGCGAGACAGGGGTGCGATGACACTGAATGGCCTCGCCTCTGTCACTGGATACCAGAAGCAAGCAATCCAGAGAGACTACGAGCAGATTTTGCTTAGGAAGAATCTAATGGAAATAGATGTCAAGAGAAAACTGACTCGACGGGGTATGGAATTTGCTCAAACAATTTAATGAAAAAAAACTTGACCCCAAGCTAAAACCATATATCATAGCGACATGGACAACGAACAAGAATTCGACTTCCCCAATATCAACGTTGCAGTCAACGGCAACAAGATTGAAGCAGACAACCTTTGGGAACTCCTTGGAGGCTTAGAGGCGGCTCTCAAAGATGCAGGAGCAATTGAGGACGAAGACTCAATCGAAGTTCTCTCCAGAGAGGCTAGTGCAGTTGTTTCAAAATGCGGATACTAATCTTAAAATCAAACTAAAATAAAAAAATGGCAAAACGTGGAAGACCCAAAGGTGGCACATCATTTGTGAACATCAACTTAGAGCAACTGAACGACTTGTTTGGTCGTAGGCAGACAATCCCCGTATCAAGGGTTTGGCTTGAGAAATTGAACATTGTTGTTGACTCTGCTCCTAATGCAGTCGTCAGTAGCAGTGAAGCTCCTGCTGGAGAAGCAGCAAAGATCGACCTTAAACTTGAAGCGTGATGAGCGAGGTAGTAAAGTACGAAGTCTACAATCGTAAAGGAGATTGGATGGGAGGATACTCTCTAGAATTAGAGAGAGCAAATCCTAGCATTAATTGCCTTGACATGGCTAAACAGAATGCTTACCAATGTCAGGGTAAAGTTATCGCAGTCTCTTCGGATGGTTCGGAGAAAAAAGTATATCCAGAAAAATGAAAACAAAATTATTTTTAATCACATCATTGCCGCTTTGGGGATTTGCAACTTGGAGTTGCTTTAGAAGTCCTGAAGTCAAAACAATCACAGAAGAAAAAATTGTTTATCCAGAAAAGGTTGAGGCTTGCGTGTCTCTTACTAAATTTCAATTAGAGAAGATGCTTGGGCATTTCAATGAGGATGATCATCCTTCTGAAATGAAGCGTTTTAAAAGTTTAGTTAAGAGAGAGG